ATACTGGGTCATATCTTTTTTTATATCGGTAAATCCCCTATCTATCTTCTCATCAAGTTTGTCAATTTTTTCGCAGACCTCCTTCATTTGTTGTTCTAGTATTATAACTTTATCATTTTCCATTTCTGTCATTTATCATTTAAAGTCCTAGCTCATCAATGGCTGCATATGGGTCTTGACCATACCCACTATATCCAGTAGCTTCGTATTGAGCCAATCTACTTTGAAGTTCTGTCATAATGTTTTGTAACTTCCTTTGAGCAACCTCTGAAGTATCATACATAGTTGGTAGTATCTTTTTGTACTTCTCTTCGTCTTCTTTTCTTAGCACCCCTCCCTCCAAGAACTTTCCAATCACTTGTCTTGCCAAGTCTATCTGGGCTTGTAAGTCTTTAGATTCTGTAGCATACGGGATTTTAGCTCCTAATCCTTTGATTGGTCCTGTTAAACCTGTTGATGCAATGCTTTGAGACAACCTATTTACCATATTAATTGCATTTTGAGCATCCATTTGAGCTGCACTAGCCTGTGGAGTCTTGTCTTGTTCCATACCTAATAGGCTAAGTACCGCATTTGCTTCTGCTGCTGATATGTTTCCATTTAAAACCTCTTGAGCTAACATAAGATTTAGAGGACTTATTCCTTGAGCTCCTACCCCCTGTTGTCCTCCTTGTGTTGTAGGAATTGTCCCAGTAGGATATATTGGTTGTGTTCCAACTCCCTGTGTTCCAACTTCTTGTGTATCTGCTCTTAATCCTGCTACTGCTGGAACGGCTCTTTGTCCTACATTTACTATTGGTTGTAGTACCCGTGGTAATGCACTGGCCCCACTAGATACCCTTGAGGCACCCCTCAGGGCACCTTCAGCCAAAGGTTCTGCGTATCTTTGTAAAACCTTACTCGTTACTGCACCTGCTAGTGCTGCAGGACCACCACCACCAAATACTGTTGCCGCTATCGCTGCGTCCTGTGTCATATCATTCCATAGCGGCCTACTAGCCCTATTAGCTATTGCCCTATCAGCCCAGTTATCTGCGTCTATTGCTAAAGATAGTGCCTTATTAGCTTCCTTAAATCCTGTTATTCCAGCACTCTTAAATGCGTCGTCTAGTAAATCATTTGCTTTTATATATGCTGATTCAAATGCACCTGCGGTTGTAGTTGCTGCTGGGTCCATAAATGGATTCCAGTTACCTAACTTTCCCCACTCTCTTTTAAGATTTAACAATTCACTTGCTGATATGACATTACTTCCCCCTGTTGCGTTATCTATACTATCTATCACTTTTTGAATAGGTGCCCTTAATTCTGGAGATTTAGTTTTTGCCAATTGCTCCAAAAGAGGTTTTTTAATATCTGTTATGTCTATTGCTCTTCCTAAATCGTCTAATTGCTGTGCTGCTACATTTGCTACATTCGCATTACTCTCATAGAGTGCCTGCCCAAAAGTTTTTAAGTCTTCGGGGTTCTTTATTTTGACCCCCATTTTATTAGCAGTTTCTAACACTTCTTTAGGCAAAATGTTCTTACCTTGTTTTGTTGTCGGTGCTATTCCTATATCTTTTTTAAGAGCGGAGGCTTGTAAATCATCTGCCAAATCATCTAACTTATTAGACACCTTAGCACTCTTAATTGCTTTTACACCTTCTCCTACTCCTTGTAATGCACCTCCCATTAAAAATCCTAATCCTGCTCCTTTAAGTGCCGTTTCTAATTCTTTTCCACTCTCACTTAATGCAAAACTTCCAAGTGTTCCTGCACCTGCTCCTCTTGCTGCTGCAGTTCCTATTCTCGCACCAGCTGTTGTTGCTCCTTCGGCTGCTCCTGCTGGTACTGCATAAGACATAACACCTGCTGCTGATTTTAATCCTTCTCTTAATGGGTCTTCGTAGAGTGCTCGTGATTCTTCCTGTGTTAGTCCAACATATTGTTCTGGTCTTTCTAATGGGTTTTTACCCTGTGCTAGGCGTACTATATCTCCAACTGTATATCCAAGTTCTTGAAGTGCGCCACCACCTACTCTAAATGGTTTACTAACAGTTCTTGCTAGGTTTCCCAGAAAGCCTAAATCTTTAGTAGTGCTAGGTACACTTACTGGGTTTCCTGCTGTGTCAAAATAGGTTTTTCCAGGATTTTGAGCCTTCCACTTTTCTAACTCCTCTGCATTTAAATACTTTAGTGCCATGTTTCTAAATATATTAGTTTATATTACCAAGAGCCTCCTCTTGAACCAGAGCCTCTATTACTTCTTCTGTTAAGTAATTTCTCCATAAATGTTAATTCCCTTCCAGGTTTTTTAATTCTAGTATTGCCCAGATAATTTCCTATGAGGGTCGGGATTGCATTAAAAATATTTGTTTTTTGGGCAGAACTAGTCCAGTTTGATGTCTCACCACCATCTTCTATAAAACCACCACCGACATCTTGTGCTGATGCCTGAGTCGTATCTCCTGTCATACCCAGTGTACCAAGAAGATCTACTATACTTGTTCCAGCACCACCGCTACCTCTACTTGCTCTTAATTGTGCGTTAAATTGGTCTTGCTGTAAGGCATCTTGATACAATCTCCAAGCATTCTCTGCTGCTATATTGGCTTGTTCTGCTGCTGTCTGATATCCTCCTAAAGCCTTGTTTAGAATATCTTGATATCTTTGACCCCTTGCTGTTAAAAGATTAGCTGCGGTCCCATAAGAAGTTATAGGTGCTTGTCTTGCCTGTGCAATTAAAGCCATTTGTGCAGTAGGGTCAGTAATTAAGCTGTTCATGTATCTCTCCCTGTATGTTGGTGCAACAGCCTGTAATTCTCCTAAAGCCCGTGCCTGTTGCTCTATTAAATCCTTATTATAGTTGGTAGCCTCTCCATAAGCTTTCTCAAATTCTTGTTTGTATTGATTAGGATTATACTGCTGAGCCTTCCTGTATAATTCCTCGTATTCTGCTAATCTTTGTGCTGTTGTTGCCATTGCTTTATATACTTAATTAAACTCTTGTAGCCCTATTGAGCCAATCAAGATAAGAACTTCCATAAGTACCTGCGTCTGTAACAGGTCTTGCCACTTTATAAGGTTCATACTTTGTTGTTGTTGGTTTCTGTTTTCCAGCACTACTCTCATATAACTGCTGCATTCTATTATAATCTTCCTGTGCCATAGCTCTTTGTTGTAACACATCAGCTTCTATTCCTTTTTGATGCTCTTGCCCCAACTCTCTGTAAAGGTCTGATAGGGACCTTTCCCTTATTCCACTTCTTATTAAGTTTCTACCAGCAAAATTACTTTCTAACTGCTCTTGTCTTTGCTGTGCTATTGGTGCATAGTATTGTGCATAAACTTGTTCAGCACTTCCCCTTGCTAGTTCTGGTGCAAAATACTGTTCCCATGGTAAAACTTCTGCAAAATTGATTGGTTGCTCTTGTGCTATTTGTGTTGCTAATTCTGTTGCTCCTGTCCCTACTGGTGCTGGTGCTGGTGCTGGTGCCGATTGTGCCAAAATCTCCCCATAGGTAAGTTTTTGTCCTGGTCTGATTAGATTAGGATTACTTCCAATTACAGCTTTATTCTGTTCGTGAAGAGTTCTCCAATTTGGTATACCCAACTTCTTTGCTATCTTAGAGAGACTATCTCCTGGTTGGACTTTATATATCGCCATTTGTTAGATGTATCAAATTATACATCCTCGTTTACCCATTCCTATATGTAATATTATAACATATCACAGATTTATCAACTTCCAAGTTCAAAAGAGTAAATATGTAGGGTTACATCAAAATCTATTCTATTATCTAGCCCTTCTGGCTCCCCTGATATGCTCTGTTCTACAGACCAAGTTATAGTAATATTTGTAGCATCTATTTTAAGTGCTATATCTATATAAAGACTTGAGCCGTAGGGGGTCCCATTATCATAAATATGTGGAAGTATATCTGATATAGGGTCTGTATATAAAGTATAGTCAACAAATCCAAGTGTAAATGGTGCATAACCTAATCCGTGTGCATAGGTTTCTGTTCCCCCTTGTCCAGTTTGTCCTGCAAGTGCAGAAAACTCTATTGTTTTCTTCTCAAGTAACATCAAACTTGAATGTCTACTATCAAAAGAAAAATCATCTAGACTAGGAGATTCTGCATCTTTTCCAGGTTTAGATATTTTAATTCCTAAATCTTCCATTATTGTTCATCGTAAAATAAATAGTAAAAGTAGTTAAAAGTTCCAGAATAACCCAGTTCATCATAAAAACTTCCTTTAATTGTAAGCTGCGTGGAAGATATTGTATATTCAAAATTAGAGGTATAAGTAGAAAGAAACTCGCTTATTGGGTATCTTCTGTAATAATTACTCTTTTCTCCATAATATACACTGTAGAACTCCCCATACACCAAAACCTTTGGTACATAACCTAAATTGTGAGTAATCACATCAGAATCACTACCCCCATCTGAGATGCTTAAAGATCCAGTTCCTGATGCCTTAATCTTTAGAATAGGATAGGAAGTATCTAAATACAAATCTTTTACCCCAGCAGTAAGAGCATCTACACCTGGCTTTGATATTCTGATTCCATACTCCATTAGCCACCCTCCCTTAAAATTATCAAATATCCATATTGCCCGTTATCTTCATGTATAACAGAAGTAGATGCTAAGGTGTCCCTTGTTGCCCTGTAAAATGTAGGATTAGTTGCCGAGTCGGTTATAAACATAAAATACATTGGGACATAGCCCAAGTTGTGAGTATATGTTATTCCAGAGAGTGAGTCTTCACCCTCAACAAATCCAGAATAATAGACTTTGGGAGAGTTGCTATCACTTATAAATACAAAATCCTTTTTGTTGGTTTCTGTAAGAGCTTTTTGAGCATCTATGTTTTCTTTAGAGATTCTTATACCGTATTCCATACTTCTCTTAATCTAATTTACCTATAACCACCCTACAAACAGTATCATCATAAACAAGTATCCTTCCATTCTTTTTAATTATAAAGTCTCTAATAAGTCCACCTGCCGATAGAGAAGTTGCTGATAAAGTCTGCTGTGTAGACAAAGTACCAGAAGTTACTTCTAAAGGCTTTGTTAAATAAGCTCCTAGCTGTTCTCTTACTTGTTGTTCTGTTATTGTTAGTGCCATTAGTGTTCCTCCCTTGCTTCTACATCATAAATTAGGTTAATACCATATATGTTAAACCCTGATCCGCTTGAACTATGGCTAAGTTTTAATTCTATAAACTTACCTGCTGCTTTACTAGGTATAATAAGCCTTTGTACTTTAATATCGTCTGTCCCTGATAAAGATACATTATTTACTGTACCCTCTACATTAGACCAAGTGCCTGTACCACCTACTCTATATTGAGCAGTTAAATACTCATTTGCCCCTGTAGGCTTATAGACAATTTGTATCTCATAGGCATTTTTAATATCATCTACATTCTCCGCCGCACCAAACAGTTTAGGAGTCTGATATACACTTGCCTGAGCAGAACCGTTTAAGGCATACCCTAAATCTATTTGCCACACCTGTTGACCATTTACATTCGTTGTGTAGGTCTCATAAACACCCCCTGCCTTGTTTCTAGTCCAATACTTAAATGGTCTGTCTATTAGAATATCCCAAGCATTTATCAATATATCGTATCTTAAAATTACATTGTTATAATTCACTCCGTTGAGGGTAACATTTCCAATGTATAAACAATATCTTCCTCTAGGGTCTAAACCAGCAGTTACCTCATTGGCATTTCCTATTGCTGTTATCCAATCTTGTACTGGTCTGCTTATTAAAACTGCTTCTGTACCACCTGCATACATATAAACACCACCTCTGTTATACCATAACATTCTACTCTCACTTACCTGTATTGTTTGTTTATTAGTTGTACCACCGTTAGTGTTTAGAACCGTTAAAGAGTATTCGTCCCAAGCCGCTACCTTATCTTGTGTAAATACAAATAAAGCCCCACTGTATTCTTTAAGCCCTGTAATGCCCTCTCCCATATCATCAAAGTAGTTATTCTCTGGGAAGGTGTCTCTGCTTACTTCACTAAATATAACCCTTGAAGGATATGTTTTAGAGCCTGTTTTAACATTTCCTAGATACAGTCTTCCTTTATAAACTTCTAGGTGTTTAGCATAGACATTAGCCAAACTCACCATAGAAGTACCTGTCGTATATTGTACTGGACCTTCTATTCCTTGAGTAACATAAAGCCTCTCTACAAAGGTTTCTGCGGCTGTTCCTACACCTGTTCCTGTATTAATAAAGGTTACTCCCCACTCTACTGGGTCTGAACCCGCTCCAAAGCCACTCCCTATAGAAACAAAATTAGAACCATTGTATTTGTACATGTCTGAGCCATAGACTTGATACAACTCATCATCTCCATTTTCTCTATTCCAAGCAAACACTCCCCTGTTATAGCCACTTCCTGTTCCTGTTCCTATTTGAGCATAGCCTAGTGCTTTAGCCAAAATGCCAGGTTTACTTATATCTACATTATATAGAAAAGGGGACTCATTGACCTTTAGTAGTAGAGGAGAAGTGAATGTCTGATATCCACCACTAAAATCAATGTATTTCTGGGTAACTCTCTTACTTCTAGACATAATCTTATAGCTAAATTAATACCCTCGTATATATAATTATACACTACGCCTGAACGGAGGTAGTGGATATTTCTCGCCTACGATTGGTGGGGGTTCTGTGTAGTAGACTATCATTTGTATATGGTCTAGATACCAATCAACATCAGTAGCAGTTCCACTATGACTCCCTCTGTGTATTTTAGCTCCAAAATTAGAATTATTTATATCTAAATAACTCCAAGAAACACCTCCCAGTCCGTCTTTAACATCATAATATTGGTCTGTAGAATATATGTAACTTGTCGTTCCAGTTCCTACAACAACCCCATTTTTAATCCAATATGTACCACTTGCCCCCTGATTTCCAACTGTGCCACCATTAGGAACACTATAACCCTTAATCCTACATTTTATATCATCTATAGTTGCATCTTTCGGAATATTGAATCCAAAACCAGTACAAAAAACATTACTAGTACTATCCCCCATAAGTGTATTAGCAGTAGCATAATTGCTATCATTAACTTTAAGATTATTAACATTAGTCCAACTACTACCTTTATCTATTGTTGAAGTTGGACTTTTCCACCCTGTATCAGCCATTTTATTTAAAAAACCAATAAATTAAAATAACCATAATTTGCCACCTTAGTAAATACTCTATAACAAGAATTGTTATTACTCCTCCTAAAAATACAAGTATCAATTTTAGTTTAGTGTTCATAATGTTATAGGTAGGCACAGGTTGCTCTTATAATTCTTTGTTGACACCCAACAGAAGCACTGTCAGCACCAACTTGTGTAAAGTTAATATAATAAGATGTCTTCGTTGCAATTAACAACTCTTTAGTTCTACTCGCAGTTCCAGCCACTGCCAAGAGAGTGGCTGTTGCTCCAGTAGACTCAAACCTAATAGTAAACTCCTTGTCTGTTTCGCTATTATTAGCAGTAGATAGTGTAACCATTGGACTAGAGCTTGTTCCGTTTCTATAAGAATAAAGTCCGTATACAGAAAAGTAAACACTCCAACAACCAATGGGTATACTAATGGAAAGGGAATCAAGGTTAGTCCAAACATTTTGGGAAATAGTACCCTCTGGATTTGTATTATTAACCAAAGTTACACTCCATTTGTTAGGGTTTAATGGAAATCCTTGTGGTGCTTTCTGGGTTGAGTAGTAAGGACTTGTAATTGTTGCATTGACTAAATCATAATCAGTCCCACCATATACTGTTATTGTTGTATTAGGGGAGGAATAACTTACTGCTGTTATAATAAAGTATTTAACAGAAGTCTGTGTTAGTTTAATTCTCATACCTGCACTATACTTACTTGTCTTATCTCCTGATATAGTAAAAGTAAATGTAGGGTCGTCAGCACTGGCATAAGTCCAAGTTTCACCTGCACTTATCCAACCATCTATAGTGCCAGTAAATAGTGGGCTTGATAATGTTTTGTTAGTAAGTGTAGTAGTAACTGAATCAAAATAAGATTTGAGTGTTGCTTTTATATTTGACCAAGTTAGTTTCTTTAATACATTACTTGCAGCACTATCTATTAAACCAACCTCATCAGCATCAACTGGAGTTGTTTTCGCTGTTGCCCCATGAATAGTAGAAGCTATACTGTCAGCACTCACACCCTCTACAAACATTTCCCACTTACCAGCACTTAAATCCGTAGAGAATGTTCCTGAAGTATGAGCAACTACACATATATACCCACTACCACCATATTCTACTGTATCATTTACTGCATAGACTGTTGCTGTTACCCACTCTCCTTTCCAAGTATAACCCTTTGAGTCTACATAAGCTTTAATACTTTGCTGTGTTGCCAACTTTGTTGCACTATTTGAAGCCATATTGTCCTCATCTAATATAGCCGTCCCACTAACCCCTGTATTTATTACTGGAGAGGTCAAGGTCTTTCCACTTAGTGTCTGTGTGTCTGTTGTTCCTACTATTGCTCCTGTTGGAAGTGTCTTGTCTGAAGTCTTAATCTTTTTGTTGGTCAAGTCAAAAATTGCTACTTCACCGTCTGCTATTCCTGTATCGTCTATTGAGGTTATATTTGGTGCCTTAGCAATCTTCGTATCTGCGTAAGCTTTAATGCTCTGTTGAGTTGCCAATTTAGTTGCACTATTGGAAGCCATATTATCCTCATCTAATATAGCAGTTCCACTAACCCCTGTATTTATTACTGGAGAGGTCAAGGTCTTATTACCCATATTCTGTGCTACATTGGCAATCTGATTTGCAGTTACATACCTTGTTGTATCAGTTCCTGTCGTAAACTCTGTGTCTGTAGCTCTTTCTACTATACCTGTTAGCGTATCACTCGCTGCTCTTACTGTAAGTGTCGTTCCTGATAATGTAAGCCCTGTTGAAGCTGTAAGAGCTGCAAAAGCCCCTGCACTATCATCCCAAAAGACAATCCTGTCTGCATTAGGATCTGCAAATGCTGTTATCTTTGTATCAGTTACATCTTTTACTGCTTTACTTGTTGGAACTGTAGTATCATCTGCTCCAAGAGAAGTTGTAATAGTCTTGTCAGAAGTCCTTATATCCTTATTAGTCAAATTGAATACTGCTATCTCTCCATCAGCAATACCAGTATCATTTATCGCTGTTACATTGGGTTTCTTGTCTAATTTTGTAGTTAAGTCTGGAGTACCTGATAAATCAGAGTATGAACCTGTTGTCGCTACTGTTGCTAAATCTGTTGATTGAATTGCACTATCAGCCAGATCTAAACTTGCATTTACAGAAGTGTCTAGTTTGGTCTCATCAATACTCCCTGCTTTAATTGAAGCTGTAATACTAGGTGTTGTGTCATTATAGGTAAAATCTATCTCTGTTGAGTCTGTTAAAATACTTCCTACTGCGTCTTGTGCTTGTTCATCGGAATATCCTTCTACTGGACTACCACCTACTAAATATTGCTGTCCTGCTGGTATGTTTATAGAACCACTATCACTAACGGTTGCTAAAGAGTTTTGTATCAGTTTACCAGTTGCTAGGTCAAACCTTGCTATAGCATTATCCGTAGCACTATCAGGTCCTGTAACATCTCCACTTCCTTCACCTGGTGCACCTTGTGCAGCCATTAAGTTCCAGTATGTCTCGTTAGTAGGTAAGTTTCCTGTTGTGTTTTGAATACAAATATAACTTCCACCATTGTAATAAACTGCGTCGTTTACAACATAAGAAGTACTTGCTGAGTATGTACCTCTCCATGTGATGTCTAGTCCGTCTTCACCAGGCTCGCCAGGCTCTCCCTGAGGACCCTGAGGACCCTGTTCTCCTTTATCACCTCTTGGTATAGTAAAATCAAGAATAGCAGCACTTGTACTTCCAGAGTTTACTACACTCGCACTTGTTCCAGGTAGTCCTGTTGTAGTTGTACCCACATTTACTGTGGCAGCATCTCCTTTCTCACCTTGAGGACCTTGGTCTCCTTTCTCCCCTTTGTAATTAAACCAAAGTCCAGTAAAATCCGAAGCCTGTGGACTTACTATCTCCGTATTCGTACTCTTAATAGCAATGTAATTAAGTGTTGGACTAAAGGTAGTTGTAAAACCAGTTCCATTTGTATCTGAGGCATAAGCTATATACACATAAGCACTCTCACCATCATCACCAGTATCTCCCTTCTCACCCTTATACTTTTTCCAAAGTCCTGTAAAGTCAGAAGCAGTTGGAGATGGTATTGGTGTAGTTGTAGATTTTATTGCTATATAATCTAGGCTCGGGTTAAATGTCGTAGTAAAGCCTGTGCCACTATCATCTGAAGCATAAGCTATATACACATAAGCATCTTCTCCGTTCTCTCCTGCTATTCCTTGAGGACCCTGAATACCTCGCTCACCCCTATCACCTTTTTCTCCCTTTGGAATATAGAAGTCAAATATAGCAGCACTTGTACTACCAGAGTTTACAACCGAAGCATTTTGTCCTGCATCTAGGGTTGTAGTAGTTCCAGCATCAACGGTAGCAGCCATTCCAGCCTCTCCTGTATTTCCCTTATCTCCCTTGTCTCCTTTATCACCTTTCTCCCCTTTGTCTCCTCTAGGAATTGTAAAATCTAATATTGCGGCAGAAGTTGTCCCTACATTTTCTACATTAGCATTAGTTCCAGGCTCTCCAGTAGTGGTAGTTCCTACATCTACTGTAGCAGCATCACCCTTTTCCCCTATAAACTGGTCTACTACCGCCTTTTTAGTTGTTCCATAAACAGAGGCTGAAGTATCACTAACATCAACAACAGCCATCCAGTCTGCTGATTTATCAACAGTTTCCAGTTCAGTTAATTCTGTAAATGTCTTATTTCCTGCCATTGTTTATTGTTTTTAATTTATACTATTATTTAAGCAGTTCTCCTATATCTGTAAACTACTATATATGGTTGTAAGTTGTTATGTGCTTGTCCTCCACCTGTTGAATTTCCGTAAGGCGTTAGTGCTTGGTTTGTTCCAGAATCACTTGCACGAGCAATGTGAGATGCACCTAATCCTGTAGCGTTTATATTAGTCATTATGCTATGTGTATGTCCTGGCATTTCGTCAATTGTCAATGTATGTGTTTTCGCTCCACCAGTTTTTTCTATAGTATCAAACTCTGTATCGGCTGATTTTGCTACTAATACTCTACCAGCACCATAAAACTCCCAAGTTCCACCAAAGTGTGCATTCATTTTAGCTACCGTATCTAAATCAGAAGAAGTTGTCTCATATATTGTACCTACTGGATAAAAGAAGTCTAACAGTCCTGATATTGTATTATTACTAAGACTGATTGTTTTATTGGTCAAGGTCTGTGTATCTGTCGTTCCTACAAAATCCCCACTTGGTAGTGCCTTATCTCCTAACAATTTTCTAACTGTTGCCCTTTTTGTAGAGCCAGTAATATCTTGAGATGTATCACTCTTATCTACAATTGCCAAGTAATCATTGGTCTCATTAACTTCTGTTGCCTCTACTAAGTCTAGTATGTCTATTCCTGCCATTTTTACACATCATTTATTTTAGTATATGTTGTTTCTGTATCTGCAGTATCAGTCCATATTTCCTTATCCTCTCCATGACTATACACCAAATAGTCTGTATTACCCTCTGTCATTAATTCTTCTCTGTATCCTTCTGTAACAAGCCTTATTAAACCACCAAAGAACCCCCAATTAGTATCACTATCTACCCCATCTACAAAAGCACTCTCTCTTCCCTGCTTTGTCAATTCTTTTCCATCTTGTGTTAGTAACGCTCTTCCATCTTGTGTTGTAAGTGTATCCCCACCACTATATTTTCTGTATCCCGTTACCTTGTCTTGAATATCTGTCCAGTTTGTCATTATAGACCTCCATACTCATCTACAAGGGAGATTGTCCCACCACTGTCAAGATTTCTCTCTACAATGTTGTTTTCCATCTCATCTAATCCCATATTAAACTGTGCCATCATATTATTTCCTTCATTTGGTAATCCTAGTGTATATTTCCCCTTTGCACTTGCATAAAGGGTTAGTAAGTGGTCATAATCCAATGGAAGTCCTGATGTATCATCATCTGCACTCATATCAACAGGATTTTCTACATAAATCATATATAACCCATCTTCAACCGATACTGTCGGTGCTGGTCGCAATTCAAACATATTGCCTAAAATTGTGTATTTAGGGTCTACTTGAGAATAAACATCTACATTAGGGTCTCCTATCTCTGTTAAGTCTATCTGGTCTACTTTAACCCTGTCTGTCGCATTGGCATATCCTACCTCTAGCCTTACAAACTTTCTAAAGTCTTGTGGTAGTGAATAAAGAGACTGATTAGCAACTGTATCAGCCTTAGCAATCCTTAAAAAGTAGTTTTGTCCTAATGTTAGAAGTCTGTTTAACACAAGGTCTCTTGCAGTATTAAGGTCTCTTTTAACCTGTGTGCTAGTTACTGTGCTATTAGCACCTATTGTCATATTGAGCAAATCACCTACCTCTGACTGCATTTGCGAGAATGTCATTGTATTGTCTAATCAATTAAATATATCCCCGTGCATCCTCGTATATATTTAATTATACCATGTTTACATTAGCTCTCTTTGTGTCTCTTCTGGTAAAATACTCTTGTATAACTTCACTACTACACCTGCTTCCTTTTCTAGACTTCTTTCCTCCTTAACCCATTTCTTACCTTCAATTACCTTGTTTTGAGCCTTGCCAGACTTAATATCTTCTAGCATAGCCCTAAACTTCACCTCAAACTCTTCTTTGTTCTTGTATGGATAACTGTTCTTCTCATTTACAACTAAAGAATAAGGTAACATGTTCTTAACTACACTAGGCACTCCCAATGCTGTAAACTCTGTAAACTTAACCTCACTCTTATATTCATTAAAAGGCTTGTCCTCTAATGGGATAATTGCCCCATCTAGTCCCAAAGTCTTTAATCTGTATGTATAAGCCTTGAATGGGTACCATGGGTATCTTGTTATTCTGTTTTCAAAGGCTTTAAACTGATTTCTATAGTAACTTCCTAGTATATGTAGTGTAACTTCAGGATAATCAGCCATAACTCTCGCCATAGGCTCTTTAATCTCGTCCCAGTCTCCTAAGTGGCTAATACCACCTTGCCAACCTATCCTAATCTCTCCCCTTTTCTTGTCCTTTGGTATAAACTCTCCCTCAGGATACAAGTCAAAATTAAGCGCATTGTGTACAATTCCTGTTTTAACATCTCTACTTCCAAACTGCTGGTAAAGGTCTAGTAGTTTTTGTACTGGAGAGGTAATTAAATCAGCACTTGCTAATATATAAAGGAGGTTCATCTGAAGACTTAGGTTTTTGTATCTGTTAAATCCCTCTGTTAAACCCGTAACCCATATAGGCTTGAGATTCCCATTTACTAATGCCCATGCATCTTCTGTTCCAAACTCTTTGTAATGCTCTGAAGTAGGTAAAACATCCATTGTGTTATCATCATGGTCAAAGACTATCTTCTTATTGGGGTCTATCTCTTCTTTTATCAACTTAAAATACTCATAATCACCTAACCTGCCCACAATTACATCAGAAGATTTTATCAATTCCATCTGTTTGTCCACTGGTTCTTTTCCATCCATTAAATAGCTCTTAACATCATCTCTAAACTTAAAGGCTTCATCAAACTGTCTAATCCTATACCAGCCACAGCCACCTTCATCTACGGGTAAAAACAAGACCTGAAGTGGTCTTTTTCCTTTTGTTTTTGATTTCTTGGACATAATATCCTCGTTATAATTTAGATTGTTTTAGGATCTACTGTTAAACACATTCTGCCTTGTTCATCTTTAACAAATGCTTCCTTAAACTTAGCAGGATTAGTTATAACATCATCTCCCCATATTTTTCTAGCTACATAATACATCTCTTTGGGAATAACAGCCTCAAGCCTCCAGTCTCTACTCTTACTAAAACCATCAGATTTAACTCTCATTCTAGCATTATGCTCAAATACTCCCCCAAAGCCTTCCTCTAGACCTCTGTGCATTTTAGCCTTTCTCACCTTCTCAAGTTGTTCACCTACAGCCTGTGCTAATATCGCTTCCTGCTCTTTGTTTTTAGGTGCTAACTTCTGCAAGATTTCTAAAACCTCTTCTTTACTCTTACCTGTTATCTTTCTTCCTTGTGGGTCTACTATTTCCATATCTATATTATACCATTTAACAAAAGAGAGGGACTAACGCCCCTCCCCTTGTGCTATTTAGTAATTAAACTAGACTGATAATCCAGTTGCCTTACCGTTCATAGCTTCTGCTCTAGCCTCTAAGGTCAGTTCACCAATCAAGACTCCATTCTTTGCGTCAGCAGTTTCTGGAGTATCTTTCTTAGCGACTGGTCTTAGCTGTGCTACAGCCCACATGTCTTTCTGTAAGACCGTAAGTGTGTCGTTAGGAATCTGACTATCACCCTCAACAACTAACCTACCAAATGGTGAGGAATAGACCAACATAGCAGATGTAAACTCTTTGTTTCCATCGTTATATGCCCTCGTTCCACTCATAAGTTGAGCTAGTTTGTTTACTTGTGTGTAAGAACCGAGTAACCACTCTGGTCTTCCACCGTTAGAGTAACAATCCTGAATCAATTTGTTTAACTCACCCTCTGAGATATTCCTTCCACTTCCAGTTGTTCCACTACCACCGTATCCTGTTGATACATTTGTGGTTATGAATGCAAGAATACCCTTTAACTTTCTAGCAGTTCCAGAAGCACCAGATGCACCAGTACCATTGACAAGAGCTTTTTCAATATCTCTTCCAATAGCTTCTAATGCTACCTGAACCCTGAATGCATACTCATCTTCCATTCCTGCAGGATCTACTGCCTGTTGAGTGTTAGACACTTGGAATGTCTTCTCAAAAATCTGAGTATAGTTTGTTAATCTGCTAGGTGCAGTTAATGCTCCATATTGGAATGTTGCTCCTTCCACCTGTGCATTGTCTGCAGCAGCATCATGAGTATAGGTACTCCACTCATGAATAGTATTCTTTGCAGCTACTTTCCTGAGCTTTGAGTACACAGGTGTAGTCATATCACCAATTTTTGTTAAGACGTCAGTCAAATCTTCATGATTTGTTTTTGCGTCGTATGTCTGATATACAGCCATTTTAGTAATTCTAATAATTAAAAGTCCTCAATAACAAAGACCCAACAGTCCTAAAAGCACAGCAACTATTTACGCCTTCCCAATGTCTTTACAACGCCTAAAAGTTAAGACTTTGGCATTGGTGCATGCTTTTTAAGAAACTGTACAAAGTCTCTTGTTTTTGCAGCAGCTTCAAGTTCTGAACTTCTGGTATCATCTACCTGATTCATTCCTCCCTGCTGCTTCTCAGAATATGTAGAACTTCTCTGTTGCTTTGCCTTTGCCTCTGCTATCTGATCTAAGTACTTCAATTTGTAAGCCGTCTCAGGATCAGATACATACTGCCCTTGCTGCGCGAGTTCGTCCATGTATGCGGCAATCTCGGTTGCAACAAACTTAGGCATACCATCTTTCCCATCATACTTACCCTCCAAACGATTGCATTCTGATATAAACATATTTGCTGCTTTCTCTTCCTGCAAAATCCTTTCTTGCTCTTCCTTTGTAACAAAGCCCAACTTTTTTAAGGTCTCCTTAGCAACTTCTAATTGTTGCTGTTGAGCTAGTTCATCAGGAGACATTGTGGCAAGTCTCTGGTTTTCCTCCTGTTGCCTTTTTAGTTCTGCTAATTCTGCTTCGTACTTCTTCGCTTTCTCATTGACCTCAGCAAATCTCTCGTAGGGGATTACCTTAGTCTCTGGTTTAGCTTCAGTACCCTGTTCTACCTCTTCGGAGATTAACGCCTTCTCTGGCGACTCAATAGAAGTATCTTCAGTTGCTTGTTCTACAGGTGCTGATTCTGTAACGGAAGCATCCGTTGTGTTTACAGCAATAGAGTTTGTGTCCTCCATAATCTTACCCACATTTTAACGACTTCTGTGTCGTACGGGTTTTTACAATTTATTTATAAAGAGCTAGTAGATTATCTCTACTGTGCAACAGGCCGAGGATGGACCTGCTGCATACTAAAGACAATCTCTTACTTAATTATAACACATTCGTAACACCTACACCTGTAACTCTATTCCTTCTGGTAATGGTGCGTTAGGGTCTATTCCTTCTAATCCTTCTGGCATTCCTTGTGGTAATCCCTGTGGTGTCTGCTCTTGTACTATTCTTTCTTGCTCTACCTTAGGGTCAATACCCAAGTTTTCTAGTAGGGTCTGTCTGCTAACATCTCCACCCGCTCTTAAAGTCATTAGAATATCTCTCTTTGCTTCTTTGGTATGTGCTACTCCACTTGTTATCTTTACTTTAACTTCTGGGTTTGCTGGTATGCTTACAACCTTTATGAGTCTTTCCATATCCTTTGGCTCTAGTCCACCACCCAATATTCCGTAATACTCCCCACTTGAAGCTCTAAATGGCTTTGTAAGTAACTGATACTCGTATCCTAATTGTAGTATGTCTTCTCCTAGTTTTGCCAAAGTATTAGCTAGATTATTGACTAAGTCTGATAACTGGTTAAAGTTAGAAGCAATCAGGGTCTCAATAGCAATACCACTTTTTACCCCTGTTGGTGTTTGTCCTATAAAGGCTTCATTTGCAGCACCTATCAGTTGTATGTACGCCCCTAGTGCGTTTATTTGTCTATCCACATCACTTCCCATTGGGGGTGTAGGCAGAAACTCTGGTTTGAACCCTGCCTTATAGTAAATCTTTTCTCCGTTCTGATTAGTAACACTCTTTACTCCAGCACCCTTAGGGATAAGTAATCTTCCTTTGTTAATAAGAATATTATACTCAAGCCTTGAAGTCTCTAAATAGTTAGCTGCTTTATTGAGTGGTACAATGTTTTTTACCCAACCCTCGCCATAAATACTACCTACATTGATATCAGGCTGATAAATCTCAAAAGGCAACTTCTTAAAGGTTGTTAACTCATTCCTTAAAATCTCATTACTCTGTGGGCTTGTAGTTATTACTCTTATCCCCTCTTTAGTTACAAACCAGCCCTCGTGTAATATCACATTCTTACTGGTATTGCTGATATTGTTCTCATTGTTAAGTATTAGGTTCTTATAATCACTCTCGCTTAAAGTAGAAGTTGTTGTTAAGTTCTCTACCGCCTTTTTATCATAATTAGGGTTGTCAACTAACAACTCATAAGGCTTACTCATAACCTTTATCACATACCTAGCATCCTCTATGCTAGTACAATACGGGTCAATGTAAGTATCAAACGGGTCTAGCGTTTCTATCCAAGCATTACCCTCTCCGTTGTCTAGCCTGTCATCATACCCATACTGGAATATCCCTAATCCATAAAGCAGTCCATAAAGCAAAGCCTTGTTAGCCTTCTCTTCTAAGTTAAGCTTATCATATTGAAAAGCTAAATACTCCCCTAATATTCTTGAAGTATCACTATCTAGTTCTCCATACGGCAAGGCGTCTACATCCCAAGTTGGATTAGCCTTCATGACTGCGTTTCTAACAGCCCTACAAACCATATAGGTGTGATTGATGTAAAAGGTTAACGGATTTCTAACATCTTTTATAAATGTCCCTGTTACTTTGTCATACTTGAGGTTCTGGTATCCCTTGTAATACATGTAATTGACAAACCACTGAAGTTCAACATTAGTGCCCCTCCAGTTTCTACTCTCATCAAACTTCTCCTTAGTGTAGGATAACCAATATTCTCTGTCGTATTTCTTCTTACGACCCTTCTCCTCGTAATCCTGAGCTGTGCTTACCATTTGTATTCTAAACTAGATTAATACTCCTCGTTCTTTATTTCTTATTATTAAAAGTCTTCTCCATTGCCTCTTGAATAACTGTGTCCATGTTTTCTAAATCCACCAGATTACTAGTATCTTCTATCTCTTCTTCTTCGGGCTTCTCTCCATAAGTAGTAAACTCTGGTAAATCCCTTGCTTTAAGTAATTTTTGTAACTCTTTTCTCTCACTAGAGCCTGTTATTATCTGCAAGGAGGCTATAACTCCAAGAGCTACTACTGCTATACCAAGTAAAATACACAAAACTATGACTGTTGTTTCCATATATACAATTATAACATATTAGATAAAACTGTCCCCTGACATTAAATTGTCTATTGAATCATTAACATCAACCTCTTCATCATCTTCCTCTTTTTCCAGTTCTCCATATATGTTAACTTTAGGGTGTTCAAAGTAGTCTGGTCTTGCCATACAAAGATATCTAACCGTATCTACTAGGTCATCCCCTATCTTGTAAGGTGTTGGGTTCATTCCATAGCTTCCATCATTAAACTCCTTCCAATGATAATTCTTTATCTCTTCCACAAGCAAAGGACATCTATTCTTGTCAATAAACAACCTGTTCTCTCTAATCATTCTAGTTACTCTGCTTATACCAGGCATAAGATCATTATTGGCAGGAACAAACCCCCAGCCCTCTTCTTGTAATTGGAATAATATACTCTGTCCACTAGTTTGGTCTGTTTTTCTTCCCGACGGGTCTATAATGAACATTTCTATATCCTCTTCTTTAAGACCATTTCTAACTAACATTGATTGTAAATATCTTGATATGTCTCCGACATGTAAATGGCTCTCTCTAAACTCATCAATAACAAACAAGTTTCCCTCTAAATCTTCTTTAGCTAATATACAAGCAGTAGGATGTTCCCACCCAGGGTCTAATGACACAAAAAATATGTCAGTAACTTTTCTCTCAGGACTTGGCTTACAATGTATCTCCTCCTTAAAGTCTGGATATATCATACCTGCAAAGGCTTCAAAACTTGCCATGTATTCCTGCTTCCAAATTAGCTCTGGTGTCTTCTTTCTAACATCTTCTATCTGTTTAGCACTCCAATATGGAGAGTCATAAACGGTGTACTGGAAACTGTCATACTCAGGGTCATCAGACAATCCTCTTAGAAACAACTCATAAAAGAGGTTTTGTCCTTTAGGGGTTCCTATAATCCTTGTTTGGTTGTCCTCTGCTTTTATCATAGGCATTATAGTATTGTGCCACAAAGAATCTTTCTTCAATATGTGTCCAGCCTCATTTAATACAGCCCTCTTATAGTTAAATCCCTCTAGGTTCTCTGGCTTTTGTGCCGAACCAAAGTCTATGTATCCACGAGGCAATTTAAGTATCTTCTTTTGAGCATTCCAATCACAGTACGAGGAGATAGGTCTAAGTAAGGGTTTGAAGTATCTTTCTATATACTTATCAATGTTAGTATGAACGGTATCTACCCATAAAGAAGGACAATTTAATCTCATTGTTTCTCTTATGATCCACTGTGCAAAATTGTATGTCTTTCCAACTTGTCTTGCAGCAGGTACTACTACAAAATGTTTATCACTATTTATTGCTGGAAGTATAAACTCTGGGTAATTAAACTCAAGATTTAGGTCTGTCATCTTTTGCTATTCCCTCTTTTATGTTAATGATTATATTTCCTCCCATATCAACATCTAACTGCTGAGGTGCATTGCTTATATGTTTGTTTATCCTATCCAATATAAACTTTGGGTTTTTTGCATATCTAAACATATCTACTTCTAAGACGGTATAATTCTGTGGATTATTTTTTATATCTTCCTTAATATCTAGAAACTCTTTATAGCTCATGTGCTGATATTTATCATAAATATCCATCATTTCTCTTGCCATTCTTCTTCTCTCCCAGCCCTTACTCTTTGCTTCTGGACTGGGTTGATATTCGGAAGTAAACATTACCCTGTGTCCATCTAAGTGGTCTTTATCGTTTTTAATATCGTTTTCCATGATATACTATTATACCATTATTTTAGCTTATCTAGCTCTCTTAAGATTTTCTCTCTCTTCTTTTTAAGAGATAACAACTCTGCTTCTCTAGCCTCAGTTCTACCACCTTTAGATTGTATACCGTTTATTATCTTGTGCCTCTGGTTGTTTATCTGGTGCAACTGTGCTTTTAGTTTTCTCTTTCTCCCAAATATTCTCTCCCAACCCTCTTCATAATTCTTCTTGCTCTCTAATGTGATTGTTGTATATGGCTTACTTACATCTTCGCTCATAGTGTTTTAGTCCAATCTAAAATTAAATCTAAACTTAAACTAGGTCTTTTTATATATTTACCCATATCAATAGGTTTCTGTTTAGGCAATTTATCTCCTATCTTCAGGTATGTGTTATTTATTGGCATTCTAACAGGGTCTCCTGGCTCTCTGTAAGTCTCCTCTTCATCAACTACATAAACAGGTATTCCCATAAGCCTAGCAAAGCTCTCAAAAGTTGAGGGAAACGGTGTAAACACCATGTCATATTCGGGCAACTTCTCTTTTATATCTTTTAAAATGTTACCTTCTACTTTAGAAACCCACTTCTTTGGTGCTGATATGTCACCAGTTTTATCAGTTAGTTTAACTGTCCAATCAAACTGTGGGTATGCTTCTCTTAACTGGTTAAATACTATCTGATTGTACTCCTGAACATCCCTAAACCAATGTAGTGCCACATATAAAGCTTTATTACCTGTATGTTTACTCTTTTTAATGTCATCATATATAGGATTTCCTGTTACCAAAATCTTGTTAGGATCAACCCCAGCTCTTACCAAAGAATCCCTACTCTCATCTCCTAGTGCTAAATATCCATCAGCAATAAAATCCCTATTGTTTAGCTCATAATCAAACAATGCACCAAAACCATGTTCATAAACTATCACCTTTTTACCCATAGATTGTAATGTCTTCACCTCATTTCTAAATGGAAAATCCGACCACATAAAAACTACATCTCTCTCCATTAGTTCGTTATCAGGAATACCCCATTGCCAAAAACCATGATGATTGTAAACATAGTATCTCATTTTTACTCTTTAATTCTTAATTATGTTTTCTTTGTAACTATACCTAACCCGTGGGACTCTTTCCTCTCACTAAAATCCCAGTCAGGGTATTGTTCTTTAAGTTCTTCAAAGTATCTCTTTATACCAAAACCCCTTCCAGTCTCTTGAGTATCATGTAAAATTATATGCCCACCTTTAGGCACAAACTTACTCCAACCCTCGAAGTCTTCTTTAATGTCCTCATAGAAATGTCTTCCATCTATATGAAGTAAATCAATTGGCTTATCCCAGTCCTCTAATGCCCTGTTAAAAGACTTCTTAATCAAAGTTACATTCGGATATTGGGATAAACATTCCGTTGCTACATCTTCTACTTCCGTTCCAAACTTCCCACTATGTTCGTCTCCCATAAAATGGTCTATACCATACAATTTAGTATCTAGTTTATGATCTAAACAACTCTCTGCCATTGTTGCAAGTGAGTGTCCATAATAAACTCCTAACTCTACAATAACCTTAGGCTTCCATATAGGTATTTGATTGTAAATATAGAGGATATGACCTTCCCATGCTGTTGGGTGTCCCTTTAAGTATTTATACCATTTAAAATCCTCAAACATCTCTATATATTATACCATTTTAAATAACATTTTAAACAACTGGAAAGACATAATCTTCCCTAATATCTTCTATCGCTTCTCTCATTTCTCTGTACCACTTTTTGTTTATCTCGCCCTTATCTAGCATTCTCTTGGCTACCACTATACACTCCGATAGCTCACAGGAAGGTATTTTCTCTCCTAGCCAATAAGAATTTATTATCTCTCCCCAATTGACATGAGGATTGTGATAAACACAACCTACAAATGGCTTAAAGGTTAAATCATCTGGATAAATCTGATGCCATAATAAAAATGCTACTTCTCCTATACTTGAAGTTACATAATCGGCTTCTTTTCCCATTGGTGGCAGTAGGTAAACAAATTATATCCAATATAAAACTAATTTTTACCTTTTGTCAAATTATTTAATCCATTCTGGGTGTTTTAGTGTCCATTCTACCATATTTTTAATACTCTCTTCAAAACTTACTGGTGCAACCCAACCCAATTCTGCTAACTTTTTACCACTCATTGCATAACGAGAATCATGTCCTGGTCTCGTACTATGGAAGTCTAAATATACATAATCTCTCCCCTCTAACACCTCTTCTTTTCCCATATACTTTGCAACTAACTTAAACATTTGTAGGTTGTCCATCTCAACATCTCCAACTATGTGTACCTTATCCTTTACAATAGGATGTTTTAACAAAAAGATTACTGCATCCGCCGAATTTCTTGCGTGAAGCCAATGCCTTTTACCCACATTTCCCTTTGTTCCATGTATAGTCATAACTCCTCCCTCTCGAATTGTCTTCATACACTTAGGTATTAACTTCTCAGGATCTTGTCTTTCTCCAAACACATTCATTGTATTTGTTATCAAATATGGGAAGTCATAGGTCTTTCCATAAGCCATTGTAATCATTTCTCCCGCTGCCTTACCCGCACTATACGGATTACTGGGTCTCAACTTATCCTCCTCCGTAAAGTTATATCCATCTGGGGCTGGACCGTACACTTCGTCCGTACTAAAGTAGATAAACTTCTTCAAGTTCGGTTGGTGTATCCTTGCATATTCTAACATTTGAACAGTACTTCTTGAGTTATTACAAAATACTCCTACGGGGTCCTTTATGGAGGTATCTACATGACTACATGCCGCCAAATGGACTATATAATCTAACTCTCCAATGTGTTTATGAACCGTATCTAAACTATCGTTTAAATCATGCCTAACTATCCTAGTTCTTTCTAACCATTCTGGGTGCTCGTTTAAAGTCTCTTGTATCCTATTTAGGTCTCCAGCCCTATCCATCTTAACTAAACCTACAATATCCCAGTCCGTTGTCTTCATAACATGCTCCCATAGGTGAGAGCCTATAAACCCAGCCATACCTGTTATACAGAGTTTGGTCATTTTTAATTATTACTAAAATTATTTAAACTTATCTATTCCACTTATAGGACTAAAAGTGTCTCATTTCTCATTTATAATCTTATTTAACTCTTCTAGCTGTTCTTCCATGTCCTCTAAAGTCCACTTCTTAATCTGATTCTTTATCGTGTAAAGATAGGCATAGTCTTCCCACCTTTTATCCTCTAGCCACTCCCTAAACCATAACGGATCTTCATGGGCTGATTCTATTCCAAACCTATGGTGTTTGACGCATAAACAAACCCCATCCCTTACATCCCAGCGCACTCTTCGGTTGCGTCTTCCTACAATATGGTGGGAATTTAAATGTCCAGATTCTCCTATTCCACAAACTTCACATTTGTATCCAGCCCTTTTCTTAACAGCTAAACTCCATGCTTCGTCAAGTTTTTTACTTAACTTCCCCTTTGTCAGAGGTTTTTTTGTCTTGGGCATTTTTACGACCCCTCTTTGCATAAACTAAAATAGCTTCCTCCTGACCCTCGTCTAACATAATGACCCCCTTTACAATGTGAGGCTTTATATCACGAACAGCTAATCTCTTGTACAAGGTTACTGGACTTATATTATTCTCTTTTGCTATCTGATAAATTGACTTCATAAACCCATTGCTCTAATTAAACTTAATAACAAAAATACACAATAAATACTAGCACAACCTATAAATACTAAGACTAAAAGGTATGTGATAGCTCTTATTACTTCCTTCATATTCATATTATACAATATTAAAAAATTATAATCATCAAAATTGTCAAAATAACTACTAATGCCATACAACCTAAAACCTCATCTTCCTCAAATAATTCTGCTAAAATCTCCAAAGCCAATGCTAAAACAACAGGGACTACAAAGAATACAAACATCAAAGCACCAACGATTGTCCAAAACATTTTACTCTTCCTCAAAACTCAAATTATCTAATTCCCTAATCTCTTGTAGGTTCTCCTCATGAATCCTTGCCATTCTATCAATGTAAAACTTTGCCTGTTCTTCCTTTGTAGGCTTCCTACCTAAAATCTTTTCCTGTATTACAAACAAATCTCTTCGTTGTTGTTGACTAGGTGTTATTCTGGTATCTAGGAACGGATCATCAGGTAAGTGTTCCATTATATCCTTAGTGCTAATATCGGCATCTAGTACATCTACAACATCCGTAATAACTGCTATTGCTATATTACCTCTCATACCTCTTATCTCTGCTATATCACTATCAGGAACTTCTAATAAGGAATCAAGTTTAAGAGATACTGTTCCATCTTTACGATCTTGATAATTTTCTAGTCTACATTTGAGTACCTTCATTCTTCTTCCTTTAATAGTTTAGATAGGTCTTTTTCTAATTCTAGATAATAAACCATTTCTTTTAGTAATGTTTTAATGTCTTTTGTATTAGAAGGTGGATAATTACCTATACCATGATTGTATTTATAATCATCTATCCACTTAATTAAACTATCTTTAACCTTATCTTCTAATATCTCACTTATTAGTTTTTTCTTCTTCATTTTCTTTCTCTTTTAATAATTTAGATAGTCTCTTATGAGCCTCTTTATATATCTCAAACCACCTAAGACTGGCCCAAAGAGAACTAACATTTTGTGGTATATCTTCTTCAGAAATAACCCACTCTAATAATTCTTTTTCTCTCTCAGATAACAATTGCTCTATAAAATCAATATATCTTTGTATATCTGGTTGGTCTTTGAAACAATCTGTAAGTACCATTTGCTTAATCTTCTCTCTCCACTCCTCTTGCTTCTCTGATTCTACTTTTAATATACCTCCATTTCTTAACCATCTTAACATATCTTCTTTTTTAAGTTTCTCTTCTGGTTCTTTCTCCATTGAGAATCTGTATGCCTTGCAATAATCACAATCACACTTCTCTGGTTGCTTCTGGGATTGGCTTGGAATAGTTAGTGTAGGTTCAAAGACCCAACTGTTTAATACATCTATTATCTCATTAATTTTGTCCCTATTCCTCTCAATCTCACGAAGGAACTCTACATCTACTATTTGTTCTAACTTCTTTATCTTCTTCATAGTTATTCCTTAATAATTTTATATCCCTTACTTTTAAGTAACTCTACTGCTTCTTCTGTTTTATCATCACTTTCAACCTCCTCTTCTAACCCTGTTTCTACCAGTATCCCATACTCTATTATCCCATTGAGCAGTTTTCCACAAGTGACTGTTTTTTCTTCATCGTTTATATCTCTCCAGTTACAAGTTCCTGCAAATAATCTCAATCCAAACGAGAGTGTTGTCTTACAAGTAATTGACAGTCCAGCTACTACCCCATATGACCCACCTGCTTCAATAGACTCCCCTGCTTCAATAAACCCACCTGCCTCAATAAACTCACCTGCTTTAATAGACCCACCTGCTTCAATAGACCCACCTGCTTCAATAGACTCACCTGCTTCAATAGACTCCCCTGCTTCAATAGACCCACCTGCTTTAATAAACCCACCTGCTTCAATAGACCCAGTAATAAATAATCCCATATCTAAATCTATCTCTAGTGATTCAGTTGTCTCTATATCATCATCAAATCTGTATCTCCAACCCTCGTTGACAAGACCCTTGAACTTTTTATCTATCTTCATCTTTTTTATTTAATAATTTAATTATTTAACACCCTTTTCTAACTTCTCTTGGTCCTTTGTCATCTTCATCTTAATTCCTTCTTTAACCCCTCTTTGATACTCATCTTCTAACAGTTGGTCTATCATTCTCTTTGCCTCTAACCCTTCTTTTGTTAATTGCAAATTATCTCCGTGTCCATCCCCATCATCACTAATGTCATCAATTAAACTCCATAAACCCCACTCTGCAAAAAGTTCTTTTATATCTTCATTATTCATTATTCTTTCTTTTTTAAGTTAGGTAAATATATAATATCTATTCGTGTCAACTGCGAAAACACAATTCTCCACTCTTTACTGTCTTTTTCTCCATAAGTATCTACAAATTGATTTCTAAACCTTTCTTTCCAGTTCTCCATATTACTTATTGTCTTTTAATTTAATTCCACTTAGCTTTAATAGTTGGTATCCCTATATACTTATCTATCTCCATACATATATCTTCCGACTCACTAAACAACCACTCAAAATCTTTCTCTGTGTATTTCTTCCCAGTAAAGCCGTGTCCTATCTCCAATGCTTTCTCCTGTAATTTTTTGATTCTCTTTGTAAGCTTCTTCGGCAATATTCCCTCACCAATTTGCATATCATAGAAGTGGTCTGAAGCCCCATTCGCCCATGTTTCAATCCACCTTGAATATGCCTCGTCTTTATCATCTGGATACATCTTCTCATAATGTTCCTTTAACTCTGATATAAAAGACCAGTGTTTTGCAAATAAGAAAAGATTGTATACCAGTCCTAACCCGAACTCACTTTCTTTTATTATCTCTTTTTCTTTCTTCTCCATATTACTTATTGTCTTTTAATTTAGATAACTAGGGGGACCGTAACTGCCCAGTCCAGCCCCCCACTAGATAACTTGTAATCTCGCTATCTAGTATAAGGCTGTGCCCTACACCTATGCCCCAGAGTCCTCTATCCAGAGCAAGGGTGTAAGGCACTTTCCTTTTTAAAGAACTACTATTTACTCTCTATATTCTCTATCTCATTCATAAACTGATTAACACTTCTTGCCCAGTTTTTATAATTAGGAGGACAATATATTGGTGCTATTTCCTCTACTGTATCCATACCTTTCTCTATATAATTATTTTTTAATCCTTTTCCCACTATCTCTATTCCTTCTTCAAAACTGCTAAAACCTTTACTCCCCCAGCCCCAAGCATTGTAACTTCTAAAATTACTCTTTCCACCAGAACTCTCTACTGTTGCTATTGCAGGAAGTAATCTATAATCTAAATCGTATTTATTAGCTACTTCAACAAACTTCTCTGCATAATCTGCTAAAGGTGCATTATTTCTATTAACTCTAAAGAACAATTCTATCTTCTGTGCCTTTAATTTATCCTCATTTAACTTGTCTAACTGCTCTTTGCTCATAAACACTTCAGCAGGAACAATCTCAATACTTCCATCTGCTTTTGTGGTTACCCTGTTACCATCTACCCATTCTACTTTATCTTCTACTACAATCTCCTGTGCTTTAACTTCCTCTACATCAATATCCTCTTTCTTTCCTACAAAGACTAAAAATAGTAGATAAATGAACATTGCCATTGCAATTAAGAAGAACACTCTTCTAAATATTATCTCTCCTCTTCTTTGTCCATCAAGCAGATCAACACTCTTTATCTTTTTATAAATCTTTGTTATAAACTTCTTTATTGCCTTTTGTATCTTCTGTTTTATGTTTATAATCTTCATTTAACAGTTTTAATAATTTAATAATCGCAACCTGTGGCTTCTACCTTCTCTTGAAGTGAAGTCCTCTCATTTATCTCTAAAATCTCCCTAAGCTGATCTGACAACTCCTTAGCACTTATCTTCTCCTTCAATTTAGGTCCTGAAGACTTTAACTCTTTTTCTAATCTCTCTTTTGTCTTAAAAGTCTCTGCCATATCTCTCAACCATTCTTTCCCTGTAGGTCTAACATAGTGTATTACATTCACTCCGTTTATTTGTTTGTTCATCCTCGTAATTTTAATAATTTAGTTATTTAATACCCTTTTCTCTCTTCTCTTTTAAAAATATCTCGCAACTTTTTATAATATTCATATCCCACTCCGATAGCAACTCTTTATTTTCTTCTAAAATCTCTTTAATTCCCCTTAATTGTTTCCAATGACTTTTAGGAATATACTCATATTTCTCTTTACCAATACTTAAAAGCTCGTTCTCAATTGCCAAGTAGCTATCTGTTAAAGCATTCAATACGATCTTCTCTTGTTTTTTAGTTATCTTCATCTCGTTCCTCTCCCAACAATTTATCTATTTCTATTCTACTCATTTTGTTTGTTTCCTAATAAAAATTTAATTTTTGCATTAGCTTCTTCAAAGCTCATATGGCTTATATCACCATCATAACCAAGATATTTAAGGTATCCTATTTGCGACTGCGTCGGCTTACTGGGCGTTGCCTTGTTTACAAAGGTTTTAGGTGTGGATTGTTTTACCTTGATTTCTCTATTATCCATACTATCTGCGTCCTTTCCATCATCAATTAAAAACATTCCGTTTAATGCATATTTTCTCGCATACGAACTCGCCGAACCTGTAATCTGGCTCCCGTCCATTCCTTTTCTCTGATCTTCCTCCCTAGCAAACCCAGTAGTCTTTACTTCCCAATCTTTACCAGTAAGTATAGCCGTAGCCTTAACATAATACCTGTCTCCGATATTTACCAGCTCATCTGTTAAAATTAAGGATACATCATGTTTTTTAAGTAGAGGTTTAACTTCCGTTAAGATATCCTCACAACTCCTGTAATAGAAGTTTGAGAAGTCGTTATACTGATTTTTAGGAACTTTTAACTCTTCCTGTATTAATTGTAATTCTTTTGGTATATTCATTTATTTAATACTTATTAATTTATATCCGTTATCTACCAAGCTACATAACAAGTTGTTAAATAGCTTTTTAGAATTGAACTCATCACCAAGTTCGCTTCTGATCTTTATTGTATTCCAATCCTTATCCATAACTGTTATTAAACCTACCCAATGATCATCTTCCAGTCCTCCTAAAGTTAGCTGGGCTCTGTGCCCTCTTTTCTCTAACTCTGCTATGATTTTAATCATTTTGTTTATTTAATAATTTATATATTATTTATATTATATACCCTATACAACTGGTGTCAATAGACCTATAACAATTATTCAAAATCTTCACTTTTAGCGATATAACAATATTCTGGAATGTCTTTGTATGGAATTGCAATAAAAGATGACAATCCCGAAGAGGGGATCGCTTTAACTTCTAACTGCTCGAAACCATATATGTTATTAAGCCATAGAATAAAACTGGGCAGGTTTATGATTTTCCAAGAGGCAAAGCCGTTTAAGCTATAATTTGCATATCCAGATAAGTAAAATTGACTGGCTATTTTAAAGAACTCTCCTTTCTCTTTAGTGTTCCTATTCTGATAAAACTCCATTGTAAAGGTATCATACTTCGCATAAGCATAACTTAGTGCTTTTTCTTGTCCTGATAAAATTGATCCGTTCGGTAACTCTACAATAACATCTATTGCAAACTCCATATCAAGTGGTGTGTCGCTAGTCCTCTTAATCTTTTGAGCATTGAACACATTGTAGTATATCTCATTGCAAAATGGGTTCATTCTTATCATTTGCTTGTATTCTCTGGTCTCCTTAAACTTCATAGTCTTCTGTATTAAAAGGCTCTACATAATATCTAGCTTTTGAGGCTTTGTTTAGCTCTATGCTAATTATTTGAGCCACCTTCAAGCTATCTACAGTTCGCATAACCTCATCGTTAGGTCTTTGCTTTGGAAACTTCCTGTACTTTTTAACTCTGTACATCTTCATATTAAATAATTTTTATAATTTAAATAGCTCGTCAACAGCATCTTGGAACTCCTTACTTCTCATCTCTTGTTCTCCCTTTTGTTGTGGTGTTAGTTTTTGTTCTGGCTTTTCTACTGACTTTGATTTTGTGTCTGTTGTTCTCTTTGGTTTATCTATCTTTCCCTGTAGATAGAATACATAGCTAGTTGGATCATAGGCATTTTTACACTTCTGTGTTAGTCTCCATATTGGACCAATTTTCTCTATTAAGCCATACTTCTTACTTATCTCATATCTATTCTGTGTTACTTCTCCAAATGGTATTAGATTCATAGTATTTTCTTCTATAAATTATGTATTTTCTCGTGGCATTTCTTGCACACACTTACTAAATCAGAAAGTTTCTCTTTATACAAAATAGACTTACCATTTCTATCATTGTAATAAAGATGATGAACTTGGGTCGCCTTCTCTTTTTTACACATCTCACAAATGGGCTTTGATTCTAACTTCTTCTTTCTAATCTCTTTCCAATGCTCTGTGTTTAAATATAATTTGTAAGTTCCCTTTAATAGTCCTGCTCTTCCTATATAATTAATATTCCCCTGCTTTTTACTCTTTTTAATTCTTTTCTTTGGAATATTTACGGCTCTCTTTTTTCTGTGTGTTTGTCCATAACAAGAAGAGAGAAAACTATCAAAACTAGAATAGCCATAAGGATTTCCACAATTAAGACAGATCTTAAAGCTTATAACTTCTCCCCGAATATGAACTCTCTTCTTCTCGGAAGGTATTGTTTCTTTGTGGCAAGTATTACAAAATTTTTTGAGTAGAACTTTATATACCATTTAAGTTATGTTTAAAACTATTTTTACTAATTACATATTATTTAACTTGTTCATAGTGTCTCCTCCTTTGCATTCATAGCATCCTCGTTCTCTTTAAAAGTAGACTCTTTTAGTATTATTTCTATCTCTGAAGTAGCAAAGATTGCGTCTTCCCAAAAGATATAGGATTCTTCATTTCTTAGCGCTTCTTTACAATCTTGGAAAGTGCCCTCGTTAATTATAATTTTTCTACCAGATTTTAAAAGTACAACATACCATTCTTCTTTTTGAGATATTTCCTCTAATCCAAAACTGGCTCCTCTCCCATATTTTTTATGTAACCCATTATGGCAATCCCAACAAAGCACAACTAAATCATCTTTTGTCTCCCTTCCTAGAACAGATTTTCCATTCTCATCTTTATATCTTAAATGGTGTAATACTAACTTAGTTGTTCTTCCACATCGAGCACATTTTGAATCATTTGATAAGAACTTAGCCTTTTGTTGTTTCCAGATACCACTATTTAAATATTCCTGATATGTATTCCAGCCGTTAGCTTGTTCATATTTTGCTGTTATAGTATTAACATACCCACAAGCAAGATCTAGATTCTTAGAGATCCAATTATTCCTCGCTGCTCTTCTTTTTGAGTTTGTATGCTCATTTAAACAAAGATTCAACCAATCAGGACCAATAAAACCGTACTTTTTCCCAAAGGCTATATATGAAGAACTTATACTTTGTTTTATGTTTTTGGGAATGTTTTTTGTTTTATCCATTTTAGTTTCTTCTTAAATAATTTACTCTTTCTCTTCTAACCAATCTGGAAGGTCTACTGGTTTATTATTTATAGGTTCTTGTTTCTTATTTCTTATTTCTTGTTTTTGTATACTATCTATAGTACTATCTATACTACCATAGGGACTTACCTTATCAAACACCTTCCTTAAGTGCTTTGGAATCCTTGATAGTTCCTTTGCCATAGCGAGTTTGTTTAGATCACTTTCCTCATATCTATTATTCTTTCTAGCATTAACTACAAAGATCCACGAGTCTTCAAAGATAACCCTACCAGAGTCTTGTAGTTCCTTTTTAGCTTTGTCTAACTGTTCTTGAGTAAGTTTACTTTCTAATAATATATATGGGTCTGGGAGTTCAAAAATCCCACAGATGTTTATATGCTCACAAGTTAGCAAGTACATAAACAAATGCTGTGCTTCTAAAGAGAGTTTTAAAACCTCCTTATCCTTATAAAACCTTGTTTGGAATATTCTAGTTCTCATGGAAAACCTCCTTTTTGTCAAAGTCATAAGGTATGTAATCTGCACTCCCAATCTCTAACTGACTTATATATAGAAACTCTGAGTAAATGTCATCATATTCTTCAATGAGAAGTTTTAACTCTTCTGGATCTTCACTATTTAGAGGATAAAGTTCTTCTATCTTTTTAATTCTCCAAGATAGCTGTTGAAGTCTAGATAGATACTCTTTCTTCGCAAGTGCCTTTTTACGAAGTTGCACTACTTCGGTTTTTGTTTTTCCCATATTTCCCCCTTTAACTTTGCAGGGTGGTAGGAAAGTTGTAGCAAACCTACCAGCCCACAGAGTTATACAACTAATTTCTAAATGAATCTGCTACACTTTTTTATTCTCATACTTAAATATATACCTTTTAGATAAGAAGTCAATATGTCATAATATATAGTTATAGGATTTAGTGTGTATTAAAAACTGGTGTTAAAGAGAGGATACACATGACCGAAGTACATATAAGTACCCTCTCTTTTACCAACTATCTGCGACGCTTTTTACTTCTATGTTTTCTACTATTACTTGCTGGATTTGAATTATGGAGTTTTCTATGGCACTCTGGACACAACAACTGCAAATTACTTAAATCGTTACTCCCACCGTTACACTTAAAAACTACATGGTGCACTTGGAAAGTAGGGTGCTCTGGCTCTTCTTTTGCTCCACAAATCTGGCAAGTAAAACCATCTCTCTTATGTACTTCAAACTTCCAATTCTCTGTCGTCACAATACACCTCAATCTTCCTTGTCTGTTGGTCTATCAATGCACTTTAGAATAGTTAAATCGTTGTTTATAACATACACTAAACAACAGACGAACACAAAACCGTCCTTGTCTTTACAAATAAACAGCGGACAGTCTGCGTTTTCCCCCATCTCACAACCTACACAAATACCAAACTTTGCTTCCATCACACACCTCCTTTAAAATAGTAGGATTTTTAAAGAACACGAGACCCTTTTGGGCACTCTTTAAGGTTGGCTACCGTCGACAGTAACCAACCAACAAGATTGCTCAATTGCTAATCTTGAAGAATTATCTTATTTTGATAGAGCTTTTGATACATTAAAAACCTTTCTGTCCTTAAACTCCTGAGCCTTTCCTGTATTCCATTGTGATATGGGTCTTATGTATCCGACGCACCTAGAATATATCTCACATCTCTGTCTTGTTACCATTGTCAAATAATTGTTAAGTTAATTGTAAAGGGGGTAGGGTGGAAAGTTGTCGGAAACCACCCTCATTTTACTTCCTTTAGCCGAACCCCCATGCTGTTATTCCTACCCCTTTATTACCAGCCACCCTGCTGAACTTATCCGAGTTTTGCAGAGGTACAGGGCTTCTATTTCCATAACATACGCAAAACCGTATGCTTTAGAACCTACTATATATTTTACCATTAATCTGCACAGTCTTACTGTACAAATTACGCCTATTTTGTTCACTATACTGCAAGAATTACGCCTAAAATTTGGATTACACTCCTCAAATTAAGCCTAATTTACAGAGTTAGATACCTCCCATAATCTCTATCACCTCTGCTGTTGAACTTAAAGGTATCATCATTTTCTTCTTATGATTAAACAGTATCCAGTTAGTGCCAAGTCCTTCTCCATCTTTTCTCCTAAAGCCTTTAGTGTCTAAGAAGTCATCACTTCTCTTAAATGTCTTCCCTGATAAGAAAACTATTTTTCTACTTCCTTTTGCAGTCTGTCTTACTTGAGATTGTTCTGCTCCGTCGTGAGTATGGGCAGTACATACAAAATCATATCCCTCGTTCTCCATTACAAATCTCTTCTGCTGATGGTTTGGATTAAAGTAACTAGAACCCTTTGCTTCGTGTATAATTGCCCCTGTATACACAATCCCATTAATCACTAAATCTATTGTTCCTATGCCATCAAAAATAGGAATGTTTTTTCTAATATCCTTGTAAGAATCTAAACCAGTTCTTCTAGCCCATTTCTCATGCGAACCCATAACTCCTGCTAATATTTTGTCATATCCCATATACTCCAGCATTTTATGCAAATATAAATCTTGTTCATTAAGGTTTGCTATATCTCCAAATTGGGCTGGATTCCAACAGTAGCCGTCTACTAGGTCGCCTCCGAGAAAAACCCTCATATAAGGGTTTCTCTTAATCTCTTCTACTTCCCATCTTAATCGTTCATAATCCACATCTTGTCCTGATATATGAGTGTCGGCAAACCAACCTACTGCAATAGGCTTATCAGTTTGTATCTCAATGGTAGTATTATATTCTTTATTCTCTACTTTCTGTCGCAGTTCAGCTCTCCTTACCATGTCTTCATGCAATTCCTCAAAGCTCAATTCTGTAATATACCTGTCAGGGTATTCTACACTTACATTCCCTTCTCCCATTTTTCTAATCTGGATATCTCTTAAAGACTCAAAGCTATCCTCTGAAGTTGATTTATATACCCCAGCCTCTTTTTTCTCTGTTTCTAATGGCATATTTGTAGGAATTCTAATATTAATTATGGGTCCTCGTTTTTTATTCTTAGATCCTTTTGGTCTTCCTCTTCCTCTCTTTTTTATGGCAGTAAATACTCAATTTAATGTGCTACTTGACTAGTATGGCTACAAACAGCAAGAATATT